TACGACCGCCATGAGCCTCTGGGCTTAATGTGGTACTTGCTGTGATTTCAACAGTAGTAGCTGGGCCTTGTTGATAAATGCCGCCCAATGAACGAACTGGGCCTTGAAACGTGGTACGTGCCATGATGTATTCCTTACATACAAGTTAAGTGTATCAATCTGTATGTCGTCAGCCGGGACTGTTTGATACACCGGAAAGCCCGGATTAATATGTTTATACCACTACCATAAATCTAATGCAAGAAAAAAGGGAGCCGAAGCTCCCTCTTTTTTTAGACCTATTAGGCTCCGGGTGAACCGAAGATTCCCAATGGATCTGACACGCCGAAGCTGTAACGCTCACGGGCTTTGTAACGAACGTTACCTGTGTCAAAGTCACCGTCCATGCCAGTAGACATGGGGGTACGCACGAAGTGCTTCAAGCCGTTAGGCACATCTGTCAACAGGAACCAAGCATTGGTGTCTGTCAAGAAGTGGTTAACGGTATAGCCTTCAGGGATTGAGCCGTTGTTCTTCAATGCGTTGATGTCATTGTCAGCAGTAGAAACACGGAGTTCGGTTTCCAGCAAACGTGTAGCAACGAACATTAAAGAAGGAGGAACAATCAACTTCTTAGGCTTAGCGGCGATCAGCAAGCTACGCTCATCTGTCCAAGCAGCGATCTGAATAACAGCGTTTTCCAACGATGTTTCATTCAAGTCAGCAGCGGTAGATGGAGTGTTACTGTTAGTGCCACCAGAAACCAAGGGGTGAGCAGTAGAGCAAAGCACCACGCCGTCGCCGTATGTTGGGCCACCGCTAAAAGCGTTGTTCAACACATAAGCAGCTTTAACTTGCTTGGTGTAAGCCATACCACGGGCCAAAGCCTTGGTATAACGTGAAGACAGGCTGTCGTACAAGTTATCTTCCACAGCTTCCTCTGTGATGGAGAAGCCCATCGCAATGGTTTCGTGGACATAACGTGCAGTCCATGCTTCCTGTGCATTGTCATAAGCGATGGCAGAACCCTCGTTTTTGACTGGTGCAGCAGAGAAACCTGACAGTTTTGTCTCTTCTTCGAAGCTACGCTCTGATGTCTCAGTTTCGTAGATCTCTTTGTGCTCTTCGCCGTATTTAGCATACTCTAAGCCAAACAAAGCATTCAAGCCGGGGAGCAACTCTTTAAGTAGCTGTGCGCGTGAAATAGCCATGGTAAGTTACTCCTTAAACACCAGTGGTGCTGTTGTACTGCGCGGTATTGATCTTTACGATGAACTCGTAATAGGTCGTAGCGGCAGTTGTTGCAGGGCCTGTGGCTGTGTCAGGAACGACATCAATCACGCGAATAGGCAATGTATTAGTGGTGTTGGCGGAAGAGCCGTCAATACCGTAGTACGAATCACCTGTAGTGGTAGAACCAACGTTAGCAACCAAAGCTACGTTAGAACCAACAATACTACGAGCGTAAGCTGTAGGAGTGGTGGAACCAGCGACAGTAGCGCAAACACGGAACGCAGCGCTAGGATCATCCACAACAAAGGCCAAAGCCATGTTTGTTGAAGTTGAAGTAGCAGCAGGGTAGTTCTGTGCGAACGTAGGCTGACTCAAAGAGTTGATGTAAGAACAACCAACCAACACACCAACAATCGCACCTGAGTCAGTTGTACTAGCAGCCACGATGTAGCCGTTAGTGTCAACCTTAACGGTATCACCGTTCAGGATTGCTGTTGCATAGGAAGGCGCAACGGGGATTTGACGGATCGCTCCGGCGTAAGGTAGACCATCAAGACGATTGACGGGCTTAAAACCATACGTCTTATCAACGGTAGGATATGCCATTTAAGACTCCAAGAAGATTAAAGACCTTTTCCGAAAGTAACTGTGGACTTACGTTCTTTGAACATAGGCATCCGTGGGTCATTTTCGCGCATGTAAGTATTATCTACTGAAGCCATCTGAGCTTCCGACTGCTGTCGATAGTACTCATTTCGCTGTTCAGTAAACTCTACTGGGGTTTTGCAAAGTAACAAACCACCGACTTCAACGCTATCTGGAAACTGTGCATTGCTGCCGGATCCAAACAAACGGATTTCAGGATGGTCAGAAGCCTTTACAGGTTCCCAGCCTTCACGCAGTTTTGAAGAGATGTTGGTAGCGTCTGCCTTATTCAAGGAGCTAACACGGATCCAACGGAAAGCATAGCCCGGCTCTGGATGAGGATCAGGCAAAAGCTGGGGCGGCATCCAATGTTTTGGACGGGCAACAGCCTCACGGCTTTCAGTGTCACGCTTAGCACGAGTTTGAGTTTCAGACATATCATTCACCTTTTCTTAATTCTGCAATTTTTTGAGCCATGAGTTCGTGGGATACACCAAACTTTTTAGCCATCGTTACCTGAAATGGAGTGAGCCGGATCTTGGAAGATGAGGTGCTCCGTGTCGCAGGTGCGACGACATTCGATTTTTGACGAGGAGCGGAACTCGTTTGAGTTTCCGGTTCGTTGCTGTCCAGACCGAAGTTCTCTGGAAACACTTGGCGAATTCGCGAATTAAGTCGCGTATAGTATTCGTCGGAGTTAGGGTCGATTCCAGACTTAATGAGCTTAGTGTGTAAGCCCAGAGCAAAACTGGTCATCTCATCATCGCTACCGAACCAAGAATTCTCGCTTTGCCATCTAGCAGCTTTAGGGTCTGCTTGAGGTTGGCGAGGGACTTCCCTAGGTGCGATTTTTACTTCATTTTCTTCTTTTTGTAAAGCGGGTCTGAAATTATTTACCCGATCCATCTTAATCTTGGCAGAAGTTAACAACTCCTGAGCCTCAACTAAAGCGTCAGAATCACCCGATTCATAGGCTAATTTGTAGCGTCGCTTGGCATCATCTACCTCGTTAGACACTACTTTCTTAGCTTGTTCTAATAACGCAGACTGGCCTTCGCTTAGGGAACCTTTGAGTTTCTTGTTCTCTTCGGCTACTGATTGGGCAAAAGCTACAGCCTCTTCCCGCTCGCGGGCAGCTTCCTCAGCACGGCGACGCTCATTGTGAAAGCCAGACTGGAGGTCAGCAATACGCTTCTTAACCTTCTCGTCGTACTTCTCAATCTCATCATCGTTGTTAGAAGTTTCTGCTGTTTCTTTTTTGGCCGGCGCAGAAGTCTCAATCTCTACATCTACCCCGCCATCATCCTCAGCCACAGGCTTTTTCACTTCCTCATCGGGGAAAGAGAATTCTTCTTTATTAAGATTTTCCATAGACTACTCCTTAATAGTTAGGTCGCTGAATTCCACGGGGATCCTGTACAACCGCTTCAACGCTATCGTCGTTGATAAGTCGCCACTCGGTACCGTGTATTTTCATTCGCGTCCCAGTATTAGGTCGCGTAATGATGAAATCTCCAACTTTGCATGATGCCCCTGAAGGAAAACGCTTTTCGTCTTTAAAAGCGTCTGGGCCAATCTTGGCCACAAACAAGACGGGAGAAAGCAATTCTTCGTGGTACATAGCCGTGGTAGATTTTAAAATGCCGGTTTCGCTAAATTCCTCTTCTGCTTTAGGGAGCATGCAAAGAATATGGTAAGTAGCGGGATCGGGCACTTGTCGTGCTTTTTCTTCTGGATCTTTGTTAAGAAGACCAGAAAGATCAACAGCAGACACATCAAATTCACTCATCGTCATCATCCTTAATTTTTCTTAAAAGGTCATTCAACTCATACTGCGCGGTTCGTAGACCCTTGATTACTCCGCACATACCTTTGTAATCAGCGTAGTCTTTAGCCACGCCGTCACATAAAGATCCAGTTAAATCCTGTACACGTTCATTAATCTTTTGATTCAAGACTTCAAATATTTTCAGTTCCATGATGCACCTCTAATGGTTTAAAAGTAATAGGGTCGTATTTAGCAGTTTTACTCCACACCCTTATGTAGTTACATACTGGCCGCTCTTCGCAAGTTTCACATTTTTTGTTGTTATTACTGTTATTTCCGGGGTGTGCACGGTATAAATACAGCACTTTTGGCAGTCTAACGATGGGAAATTTCTCTGAAATTTGCATGAAAAGATCCCCATCTTCACACGCACTGACCAGTTTTTCGTTATATCCGTCAATAACATCCATTACTTTTCGGCGATATACCCCAAAATGCCGCCAGCCATGCTGGTGTAACTTGTCAATATCAAAGGTTTTACTCTCCGAATACAGTTGATGCTCACCTTTTTCTCCAATCTGAGCCAGATCTGAGTAGATTAAACCCACATCTGGTAGCTGATCGAAGCTTCTAACCATCTCATCCAGTGAATATCTCTCCAATATGTCGTCATTATCTAGATGACCCACTAAATCACCCGTAGATAATGTGTAAGCCCGCTTCCTATTCTTAACAATTCCTAGATTTTCGTCATTCCGATACGCTTTAATGCGGGGATCATAGGTAGATAACATATAAGCTATCTCCCATGTCCCGTCATCAGAGCAATCATCAACAATGATTAACTCCCAGTTCTCATAAGTCTGCCTTAATACACTATCAACCGCATATTTAATGTATCTAGCCGAGTTATACGCCGGCATTAACAGAGAAACTAGGGGTTTTGTCATTTAGCCTCGCGTCATTTTCGTAATAACATCAGCTTTAAGCTTCTGTTCGTTCTGTTTCTGCTGGGATTGCAGTCTCATAGCCTCTCTTTGGCTCTCTGCCTTGATTCTTTCAGCGTCAATGGCCAATCTAGCCTGAGCCAGAGCCATGTCAGCCTGATCTTTTGCAGATTTACGCTTAACTTCCTCTGCTTTGATCTGCAATTCAGCCTGTTGCATCTGGATAAGCGGATCCTGAGCCTGTTGTTGAGCCTGTTTCTGCTGAGCAGCCGCCATATTTGTCTGTAAAAGCTGGGCACTGGCCTGAGCAATCAATCTAGACAACTGAACTTCCACATCCTCTGGTAATTCCTTGTCAGGTGGTGGCAAAGGTACGCCCATTTGCTCTTCAATCTTGCGTCTGTACAAGAATCCTAAGTGCTCCGCGATGTGCGCTTGAATAGCCGCCATCATTTGCTGAGCCATAGGGTTCTGACCCATCGTTTGAGCGATCATTGGATCTTGCATGAACGTCGTATGCGCCGCAATGTGAGCATCTTGATCCTGATAAATGAACGCTCTCGTAGGTTCACCCTTCAAGAACGCCATGTTCTCAGAAATAGGATCTCTTGGAGTCTCATCGTCAGGAGTTGGTACTAGCTTCTCGCCATTCTTAATACCTAACACCTCAATCATCTGTCGATGTAAGTTAGGTAGGTTGTAAATCTGAGGAGCCTGCGCCGCCATTTGCATTACAGCTTGGTACTGCATGATCCTCTGAGCCATGGTCGAGCTATTAGGATCTGACACGGGGATAACATCCACCATATCATAGTCTTCCTGCTTGGCCATCCTCGTACCAGAAGCGGGATCGTACTCATACTCTGTAGGAGCGTAGTCTCTAATGATCGCCTTAAGAATCTTAAACTCTTGCTTCATCGAGTAGTGAACCCGAGCCTGCACAGCAGACATTGTTTTCAACTGACGCTCTAATAGGGCCAAGGTTGTACCGACAGGAGCGTTAGCACTCATATCACTGACGTTCATGTCAGCGATAGATCCCAAACGTCTACCCTCTTCAGTGACTTTATCCAACAACATAGACAATACTTGTGATGGCTCCTTATAAGGAAGCATCATGATGTTGTCTTTGATAGAGCCGCTCGGTACGTCTACGTCTCTAAACTCGCCCGGAGCAATAGGTGTGTCGTCACCCTTAACTCGGAGTCCTCTAGATTTAAGACCGCCGGGCAGATTGCTTAATGTGCCAGCGTCAATGAGTTGTCTAATAAGAGACGTACCGGCTCTGGCATAACCACCAATAAGATGTATGAAACCAAAGCCATAAGCACCAAAGCCGGGTACATAGTCATATTGAACAAAGTGCTGGCGCTTAAGTTTCTTCTCATCTGATTCATTCCAGTTTCTGTAAATAGACAGAATCTTATTTGTACCTACATCAATTGTGATGATGTACGGTAAAGCAATCCCATCTTCATCTTCATAGCCGGGTAAGTCATAGTCAACCTGAATCTCATAAATCTGGTAACGGTCGTCATCAGTAACTGAGTAACCCTGCTCATCGGCCTTTTTCTTTTCTACGTCAGTGTGTAAATTACTAGGCTCTCCCAGATCTACATCAACATAGAAACCTGCTACCTGTAGTTTCTTAAGTTCATTCTTAGACTTACGCATGATGTGCGTAACTCTCTCAGCCGTTCTAGAATTACTAGAGCCGTAGGGAATAATTACATCTTCCGCAGGAACGTAGACAGAAGTTTGCCGTCCCAAACTGGGATCATAGTAAACCTTCTTAAAAGCTGATCCGGCAAGTCCTAAATTAAACAACATTCTCTCGTGCTCAGGGCGATACTCAGGCATCTCCTCAGTGAGCTTATAGTTCATGTCCTCCTGAACTCGCGCAGCCGCTTCAGTTTTAAGGCGGTCAATTGCACCAATAATTTCAGTTTTGACTGGCCCCGCCGCTGGGAACGTTTCAATAATCGTTTCACTCTGGAACCGAACCGCAGCTTCAGTGAGGATAGTCGAGAATACGCCGCAAGCACCGTTCCACGGCTCAGTACGTTCTTCATACTTCATCCCCAAAACATCCAGACCCTTGACATACATCTCCACCCAGTCTTTACGGGATGTGATGTCGCTAGAAACTTCCTCAACTAAATCAGAGCCAATCGTAGCCAGTACGCTGTCATCTATAAATTCAGCTAAGTTATCGTCAAACTTATCTCCTCCTCCAGTCGGTGGAGTCAAATCAATCTCAATCCCATCTATCTCAATCGACATAGATTCAGGATTCTCAACTTCGATTTCAATATCTGGAGCCAGTGAATCTATGCCTTGTGGCATTTCGTATAAAGATTTTTCCATGAGAGCCTCAATAGTAAACGTGCTTCTTTCTGAAGCCGATTAGATCTTCACGCTCATCTGAATCGAGCCGCAAAAACCCACCTTGTCTGAAACGAATCAGAGCTTGTACACAAGCATCAACCAAGTCATCATGGTCTGCATTCGGAAACGCAGCCATCTGCTCGATTAACTCGTGCGCCCACCTCGTATCAGGTGCCCATACTTTACCCGACTTGAACAAATCAGTCACCGAGTTTAGTCGCACAAATTTATCATTTCCTCTAGACGGGGTGTATTCACTCACCACAATCCCCATTCGTCTTAATTCAAATATCAACGGAGCGCCAGCAGCTTTAGCTTCCACAACAAAAGCATCCGGCTCCCAATCTTTATAGTGGTTAAAAGCTTTCTCCTTCAATTCAGGAAACTCCATCCTTTTTTGGAAAGCATCTAACAGAATAATATTGATATCCTCTGGGTTCTCGTTCAGGTGAAAAACGCCAAGGGTCACGCAGGCGGAATAGTCTGATCGCTCATTCTTAGTAAATGCAGTATCCCAACTCTGAATGATAAATTCACACCTAGGAGGATCTTCTTTCTCCCAAATCTTCCACCACTCTCTTTTTACTAAAGCACCTTCTTCTCCCGTAGGGTTCTGCTGATACTGAGCATTCCACTTACTAGGGGGAAGTTCATCTCTAAGTGCTTCTAGTTCCTCTAAACTCCAGAACTCTGGCCATAAAGGTTTCCCACTGGGCATAATCGCGGGCAGTTCTATAACTTCCCACTCTTCCCCTTTATCCCTACTGGCTGCATCCTTAATGATCCTACCAGTCAGGTCTTTCTCCGACCACCGGGTCATCACTACAATAATAGAACCACCCGGCTGTAAACGTTGTCTAGGCCCAGAGGTGTACCATTCATAAATCTTGTCAAAGACCGTCGGATCCCCTTGAGCTAAAGCCGCTTCCTGTTCAGAGTGTGGATCGTCAATAATCAAAAGATCCGCACCTTTTCCGGTAACAGTTCCGCCAACGCCGATAGCAAAGTACTCTCCGCCCCCATTAGTCGCCCAGCGGCCAGCAGCTTTACTATCCTGTCTCAAAGCAACATTAGGAAAGATCTTAGAGTACTGCTCACTGTCTACTAAGTTACGAACCTTCCTACCAAATCCTACCGCGAGATCCGCCGTGTTAGAACATTGAATCACTTTCTTATTAGGATTCTTCCCAAGGAACCACGACGGGAGCAGATACGAAGCAAACTCAGACTTAGTATGCCGAGGAGCCATATTGATGATTAATCTCTTAATCTTCCCATTTGCTATATCTTCAAACTTCTTAGCCATCAACGAATGATGCCTTCCCCCAACAAACCCCGGCCACATCTGTTTGATGTATTCCATAAAGGAAGCATGAGACCTCTCCCGAGTCAACGCACTCTTATACGTCTCAACACTCGCCAAGAATTCCTCCTGCTCGTTTGCAGGTAACTTCTCAATCAAATCTTCTAGCTTCACTCAAGGTTCCTAAAATTTATATACACAGGTCTAATCGTCCTACCCTGTCTATCAACCTTCTTTATAACACCTATATTCACAAGCCGTTTAATTATTTTAGAAGTATTAGACATACTCATCTTTCCCCTCTGATGGGCTATGTCCCTCAGACTCGGGCTAAACCCATACCTCTTCCACCACTCATCAATAATCAAAAACACTTCCTTCTGCACCGGGGTCATCTCTACCTCCATACACTCGTTAAACGTCTTGTCGCTCTTACGCGACACCATCTTCTTGTTAATTTGGACTCTAGAAATCATTTATCATTTCTACGCAGAAATCATTAATCATTTCTAGACCACAGAAATAAGAAAAAATTCTAGAAAAATTTTTGTAGAAATCATTAATCATTTCTACCCGGGGGGTCTTCCCTGAACGCATGGGTGGGTATGCTGCCAGAAACTTTTTCTGGGGGTGGGGGTTCTTCCGAATCGGATTCTGATAGGGATGGTTCGGGTGGAATAGTATGTATAGGATCTTGGGACTCCGCAACGTCAATTGGGGGGGTCGGGAGTGGGTGGGTCTCGCCCGATAGCTCGCGCAAAAGGGTGTCGGCCTCGATGATCGTCGCATCCTCCGCGCGCCCGTTGAGCATCTCACGCAACTGCGCCATGATCTTGGCTTTGGTATCCTCGCTCGATGAGATCATGCGAACCTCTTTGCGCTCGGTGAACGCAGACACTTCCGTGACTGTGCCAAGTACCTTAGAGGCTTGCACTTTGGTTGCCTGTTTAGCGTCAGGGTCAATCAATACCTGTACGAGAGATTGAATAACAAGTTCCCTCAAAACCGCAGGGGTGCGATGTTTACTCGCCTCAATAGCCAGCTTGTAAGCTTCTACCTCTTGGACTATTCGGGGATCCTTGGCAATCGTGTAAGGATCTTTTGCCAGACTGCTTGGCTTTGCGTCTGCCTTGTATGCGTTCCGGTATGCGTCTGCCTTCGTCTTACCCAGTGCCAACTCTTTTGCAAATGCTTTTTGCTTACCCGTCAAAGCTCGATCAGAAACGGCTAAAAGCTCAGCCATTGGGACTTGTTCCAACCCTTCCCTTATCTGCTTTCTGCTTAATGTTTTCATGTGTGTTCTCTCCTACGTTATTGGGGGAACGATAAGCAAAGCTGTCCCGCTTCGCTAATTCCCGACCGCGCGATTGGAACAGAAATGATTAATGATTTCTAGCCCTTTTATGCAGCTTGTTTTTGTAATGATTTTGTTTTCAATATGAAATCATGATTCACTACAATTTTGAAACCAAACGTATTACATAGGGAAATCCCCTAGCGTTGATTTTAAAGGCTTTTTTCATACATGGCACGATTCTATTATGCTATATATGTGTAAGGCACAACATTTCGTTACACTGCTTTACACCAAGTTACAAAGGATTGATAATGTTAACCAACCAACCAATCAGCGACACCATGACACACAAAGCCCTGCCTGTTGCACGTTTCAAGCTCAACGATCAACACGACCTGATCGTGCGAAAGGTCAATGATGGCTATAAGTTCACACTGACTGTCACATGTGACACCTGTTCAATTTCTGAAACCGCCTCCAAAGCCGTGATCTTCGCCTACAAAAACAAAATCTTCCGAATGATGATCGACGGCGCAAATTTCAAACGCCAGTAACCCAACCAACCAAAAGGAAACACCATGAAAAACCATCCCGAAACGACTCACTTCTACGCCTCATCCGTTTGCACTTGGATTACCACAAACGAAAAAAGAAACCTTGTGCAACTGCTCAAGCACATGGAAAAAGAGGGCTACCCATACAGTTTGTACCTTGTGCCTGTACCGCACGACGCGTCCTATGAAATCAAGATGTATCAGCCCCAAGTTGAGGGGACTCAGTGGGTAGGGTTCTTCGAACCTAAAGCAAAGCGTTAAGCCATGCCTGAAGCCCTTGTGTGAGGGCTTTGGGGATTACTTACCCAACCACCAAAAGGAAAGACCATGAAAAGCGACCTAAGCGAAAAAGCAACCCAAATGCGGGACTATGTTTTGAATGAGTACCTTCAGACCGGAAAAGCCGTTTTTGTCCGTGACTTGATCGCCCAGTTTAAGACTAGCCCAAATGCCGTTCGACAGTTTTTGGATTACGAGGACTTCGACTTCGACAAAGACGACTATTGGCAGGGCGACAGTTACTCCGGCAAATATGTTCAAGCCCCATGCGTTGAGCCGTCCAAATGGTTCATTGCAAAGACCCTCCGTTCATTGAAAGGATAAGCCATGCTCCGCTTCAGCAAAGAAAACCTCACCAACGAACTGTTAACGCAGATCGACAAGCTCGAACGCATTTGGGGTTTTGACCCTGACAACGGCACAAACCAACTCAAAGAAAACGAATTCGACCGCGCTATTGCTTATGGCGAATATCGGTGCTTGACTGATCTTTTTGAATCCATCCGCAACAACACTTTTTTAAACGTTTAAAAGGAGACCATCCGATGAAACGCTATTTTGTCCACATCCCAACATGGATACACATCGCCATGACTTGCTACGGCACGAACAAAAAAGATGCTATTGCCCGATTCCGCCATCAGCATGGGCTTGTCCGCATGCCCAAGGGCTACGGCATTTGGGAGGCTTGAACCATGTTTACCACCCACGACCCCGCAATTCTTTAAGGAGACCATCCGATGACCAACCTCAACAACCTTATCTGTGACGCTAAAGCGGGGAAACCCGCCACCCTGACCGATGCACAAAAGCACGACCTACTCTGCATGGTGAGCAAATATTGCAGACGCGAAACAGTCAACAAACTGGCGCGACGAATTAATCTTCCTTTGTCCCTTTGGCAAGATGCGGGGCTTTTCTCTCGCGTAACTGTTGACGATGACGGGGTGAACTATATCTGCGGGCAATCATGGCGCGATGAGATGCGAACCCTTCGTGACCTGATTTTGTATAAGTGAGGACAACATGAGCAAGTCAGATCTACAAACCATTTTCGAGATTGCCCGCATAACTTTGTCGCATCAAGCAACTAGCGACCTGATCGCCCGCGAGCTTGATCTAAGCGATGAGGAACTAAACCGCCTTTTCTCCGTCATTGAGGAGGTTACAGGATGAACTACCCACCCGCTTACATCATCGACATGGGCTATAAATTCGAGAAAACAAAAAGCAGCACCCGAGCGCAAATTTTCCGGCATTGGCTAGCCCAAGCCACCGCCAAAGACCCCGCTAATCGCTCGGAGATCGTCCGATTGTTTGAGATAGGCAGGGCAGAGGCTAGATAACCATCTGAAGCCCTTTTTGAGGGCTTTGGAGGGTACTTTTGCCCGAACAGGAGAAACTAAATGCAAACACGATTTAAAGACATTGAAGTTGGTGAACGATTCTTTGACCCGAACACTGCGGAGGACTACTCAAAAGTTTGTGGCAATTCCGCAGAATTTTTAGTCGGGGGCAACTATCACACTGGGCAACTAGCGACCTTTGATGATGATGAATTTGTCGAATTAATTTCAAAATAACAAAGGAAAAGCAATGATAAAAGTTAATAAATACAACGTCAGGATTGTAAGAAAGGGCGACCGCTACGGGCGCGACGATTGCCTGACCCATGACGACGACCGACCAGTGGTTGAATTCTACGACTCGAATTATCCGACCGACGACGGGCGAGGCGGGTTTGTGAGCCGTTATTACGTCGGGACGCTACTCGGGCATGAGGGCTTTCATGGGGGCGACCCTACGGGCGGTCTATGCCTTGACGGGGGTCAGCGCGACACCTACACAGTCAGCGATGAGGATATGAACACAGTTAGAACATACATTCAAGAGGCAACAAGATGAACACCAAAACTCACAAATCAATACACCGAGGATGGATTACAGAATCTCACGTTGAGATTAACGACACCATGCGCCTGAGAATCCTCACGATGAAACGATGGGGCGGGTCTCTTTGCACCACCGCCACAGTCGAGCACAAAGACGGAAATTATTTCTCATACGAGCCGTTTAAAGACTACGACAAAACAATCTTGAGCACACGCCCCGCCCGAGTAACTCAGCGCACAGTCGAGGAACAACACGCACAGGCTACGCGAAACCTTGACGTTATTCGCGACACCATCGACCACTTTTATTCATTGACCCACTAGAGGAGACCATCCGATGAACGACGAACAACTGCAACAACTGGCAAACCAGTTAATTGAGCAATACAGACACGAAATCGTCAGAGATGGCGATTGGTGGCATGGCACAGAAGAACATTCATTTAATATCCATTGCCCTGATGAGGATGGATGGTATCAAATCAATGTTTACAAAGTTGACCCAGTTACAGGGATGGATAACTACGAATGGATGATCGACTTACCTCGCGTATTTTTAGAGGAGACCATCCGATGATTGATTCAAACGCCTTATCCGATGCCGTGCTGAATATGTACGACATTCGGGAAGCCTTATCCGACCGAGTAAAAAACAAAAGACTACACGAGCCGACCACCGATTACACGATTGGCGACTGTATAGATGATGTGATCTTATTTTTGGAACAACTAGAGGAGACCAACCAATGACCGACCAAGAAAAAATCAAACTGCTACGCAACGCCTTGAAAAACTTGATGCAGTCAGCCGATAGTTACATAGAGGATGGCGCATGGATTGAAGCCTTGTCCCATGACATTGAACTTGCAAAAGCAGTTCTAAAGGAAGCAAAACCCACTAAATTAAATAGTTTGGAGAAATCAAAATGAAAGTTTGGAAAGTAAACATAGATGTTTTTGTTGCCGGTGATAACAGACTAGATGCAATAAACAATTTAACGGAAGAACTGGATTACGTTTTTAAGTTAGATACAAAACTGCAAGCCTATTCCGACCCGATACACGCTGAACTTGAACACGAAACAGAGGATTAAAAATGAAAACATCCGAACACTTTGCACTTGACGAATGGTTGTCAGACTACCCCGACAACCTGACCTATGACCAAGTAATAACCATATTGCGCGACCCTGAGAACACATGGTGCGCTGATGACATTACTGTTTGGGATGGCGTATCAAATACTGAACTAAACGAAGTTGCCAACTACATTGAAAGCACAAAGAAACATTTTGAAAGGGTTACATCATGAACCACGCAGAACTAAAGGCACAGATTAGCGATCTTTTAGTAGAGAACCATCCGGCAGAACTTGAGCGACTTACTGGCGTAGATGACACGACTTGCAAAAAGATTGTGCATGAGCTTTACATGGAGAGATTCAACGACCCGAACTGTTGGGAGACTGAAAGAGTAGGTGACGTATGGGTCATCTTTGGCAAGGCTTGCGATGAGTGGATTGATGAGAACGGAGATTACCGATGCTTTGATACCAAGGAAGAAGCCAAACAATACATTCAGGAGACCATCCGATGATCTATCACCCACGACTAATCACAGTTAACTTTGAAGAACTGTTCCACGATGCCGAGGGTTTCATGCTTAACGAGGATGACCTCATGTGGGCTTTGGGTATGGCACTCATAACCAACTACCACCACCACCCAATCGTCCCTCAGTTAGAGAATGAGATCGTCAAAATAGTTAATAAAAAAGCTGCGAAGCGAAAGGAAAAAGTATGAAAGTATCTGAACTAATCGCCCACCTGAGCGAACTACCCCCGCACCTAGATGTTTTGATTTGGGACGCAGGAAACCGCATGGGTATTTCAATGGTAGATGACGCATTCATTCATGACGAGCAGTATCCATTTGTTGAACTAAACACAGACACAGACGATTGAGGAGACCATCCGATGACACAGTTAATCATAGATTTAAGCGAATCCAATAACGCCATGATCCACCTGATCGCCCGCGATGCCGTTGCGGAGGGTGAGTATTACGGAGATATTGATTACGCCTACGAATGTGAATGGCGTTACTTTGAGGATAACTTAGCCATGCAGGAGACCACCTGATGACCAAAGATCAAATACACGCACTAAAAATGGCGTTATTCCTTGCTCAATACTTTGTTGAGGAACATCAAGACGACGACACCGAGCAATGGAATATAGACAACGAGCGCGTCATATTGGCGCGGGAAATCTTAAAAGAATTAGAGGCCAAGCTATGAACTACCAATCAAGCTACTGGGACGATGAGAAGCTAGACATATTCCGAGACATGGAGCGCAGGGCTTTTGCCGAGGGTAAACCTCCGGAACTGACCGACCTCTACGGCTTTATCATCGACACCCTCGAAGAACTTATTCAAGTAAAAGAATCATTGGACTAATCATGGACACAACTAGAACCTACCCCCGCACCTTAGCTGAGGCTTTTCCCCACGACCCCGAGCACCGCGCCCGCTACGGATGCGCCATCGAGATCATAAAAAAGCGTCCGACCTACTGGCAAGAGACCTTGCAATTAGCTATCCTTTGTATTGCAATAGGCTACTGTTTAGGCAAAATCTTTTAATGAAGAAAACTCTGTTCGCAATCTATCTCGTAGAAGATGAAAAAGGTTTCGTAACTGTCAAGTCTGACCACATAGGCCACGGCATGATGAGTTACGAAATCGGCTTAGAGATACTCTCCAACCTCAAGATCGCGGAGGCTATGCACCCCGAGATCTTGAGCGTTGACTACATGTATTACTCAGACCAAGTTCAATGAGCGCACTAGGCTTAATCCAAACCGGAGAACGCCTATCCTTTGGTGAGTGTCGTTAGCGTCCTCTCCCTCGACATCGCTCATCCAGTAAGGCCATCCGATCTCCTTTGCGACCCGCTCCCCCGTCTTGCTTTTATCGTTATCCGCAACAATGAGTCCATCCGGTAAGCCCTGCGCCACCTTCTTCATATTCCCCGCGCTAAAACATACATGGATCGTGTACCTCCGGCTCATCTTCTTAAAAGCCTCTTGGATAGACAGACCCGTGGCGTAACCTTCACAAAGAATATGAATTCCTTTATTGTCCATGACCAACTCGGCATTACTGGTGCGCTGACCATACAAAAACTTCTTAGATCCGTCCTCCTCGATTAGCTGACATCCGACAAGGTGTCCATCCACCCGCATGGGTACAACCATCGTCCTCTTACCTTCATGCCCCCACACCATGTCCTCTGCGCCTATAAAACCTTTCTTGTCTAGGTACGCATGCTTACCTATGACTGTCTGACTCAGGATAAAAGCAGCCCGTTTAACTGCATCCGCCTGATCCGCCCGCCTCTTTTCCTCAACCGCCTGTAAATCCTTGGCAATCTTCTTTCTATCAACCTTGATCGGTGTCTCCGGTTGCCACACAGATACCTCTGTATCGACCGCATGGTTCTGCACAAACCCGTGATCTCCCATGAACTTGACCGCCCCGTTTCTTTTCTTTGGGTGGTCATCCGTTGGGTATCTCCTCCAAACTCCTATCGGTGGAGGGATGTCGATCAATACCCCATGAGCACGACAAAATGAAATGAATTCCATTACCGCATCCTCCTGATTGACTTGATGTATCTGTCAATCCCATCCTTAACAAACTTAGAAACCTTCTCATCCGGCATGACTGGATTGTCTTCCAACCCGCGAGGCCAGACCCCGAACTTCTCTCGGTACACATTAGCAGCCCGTCCCTTCGACCATCCGTTGTATTTCATGTACCAGTTCATCATCGACCACCACAACTGCTTACTCTCGCGAGCCATAGTGCCCGTGAGTTCTTCCATCTCCCCCGCTACCGCCTCGACCTTGGTCTTTCTCTGCCTGATATGTCCACATGACTTGCACATATCTGAATTCAAAGGCCACAAAGCACCACACGCAGGACACTTAGCTAACTCTTTTTCCTTCTCGCTTGGTTCTTTCTTGGTCTTTTCCGCCCCGTCATCTAGTTCACTAACACCACCACCGAACACCTCATCCCACTCCTCGCGGAATCTAAGATAGTTACCCGAATGATCCAACCACACGGCAAAGTCTTTCCCTTGATGACCACGCATGACCCGTCCCATCTGCTGAATGTGGGAGGATAAGGACTTAGAGAACGGCCTAGCCGATACCCCAATCTTCACATCGGACACATCAAATCCTTTGGTCAGGATGTCAGTAGCTATCAACCCTTGAATCTCTGTGTTCGGCTTACTGAACTCCTCGATCACATCCTTCTTATACTGATCGTCATCCCGATAACTGATATTGATAAAGTTATAGCCACGATCACCAAACTTCTGCGCCAAGTCAGCACCATGAGCTACACCGGAGCAGAACACAATCGTCTTTGCCGGCTTACCAAAGATCTCATTGGTCTTTTTCTCCCACTCCACCACGATGTCGCCTGTGATCTGCATTCCTCGTTTAGTAGTCTCTATAGGAGACCACTCGCCCGCCACCTTCTTAGCCCCCTCCATGTTTATTTCTTTGGCAATAAATACTTTTAGCGGAACAAGCACCTTGTCATCTACCAACTCCTGAGTCGTGACAGTGGAGACCACATCCTCATAGACCTTGGCTAACCCCTTGGTAAAAGGTGTAGCACTCAGCCCAATGACTCTGATCTCTGGATTGTTCTTGATAAATTCAACTGTTGCCGCACGGGTCTGGTGGGCTTCGTCAATGATGAGTAGATTTAAATTGGGAAACTCCTCGCGTCTCTCCAATGTCTGAGCCGAGCAGATCTGTATCTTCTCCGATGGCAGATCACGCCAGTGGCCTGACTGTAAAACCCCGTGGTCAATCTTGTACTTGTCTAACCGCTGACTGGTCTGATCGCACAGAATGATCCTGTCTAAGACCATTGCCGCCCGATTACCCTTCTCCTTTGTGGCTTCAAGCAAAGCGATAGCCATCTCCGTTTTACCCGCACCCGTGGGGGCGTAGAGCATCAGGCTTTTCTTGCCCGATGCAAACCCCTTACGCAATGCCTCTAGCGTAGCCTTCTGATAAGGCCGTAACTCTAATCCCATATTGTTTCTCCAGCTACCCACACATTAGCCTGTGGGCTTAGGCTTCTTTTACTTCTTTAACTGTCTCTGCATCGCTGCAATTTGTTTCTTCATTGCCGCATTCTCATTTAGCAATGTGTCCCGACTGATACGGGTAGACTTCAATTCGATCTCTAACAAACGAATATCCTCACGCAACTGCGTGATAGTGTTCTCAACTAACTTCTTCTCCGACTCGTCAGCCGCATAAACTGCCACCGCCAGACGATCCTTCAGCTTATCGTTCTCATCTGCCAATGACTTAATCACATCACCCGAAGTGTCATGCTTAGGTTCATCTGGCTTCTCGTACTTAGCTTTACGCTCAAACACTTTACCATTACGACTAACCTTCACCACCTCTGGCTTCACGCCACCACGGACTGACTCGACCAAAGTAACAGACACACGACACGCCTTGGCTATCTCGGTGTTGTTCCAGAACTGCCACTCAAAGTCATCAAGCATGGCCTGAACTGCGTTGCGCTTGTCCTCGTTAGATCTGTGCCGGCCATTCTCTGCATTCACACTAAAGGATCTAAGAATCGCATCCCTCAATGTGCCGTTAACAACTGTTACCTCGATGTCCTTTAAGCCGGCCTTCTGGTGGGCAAAGTACCGGTGGTATCCGTCAGTCAAGTAATAATTTATGCCGTCGTAGTACGCAAGCACCGGAGGAAACCTCGCACCACCTGCAAGCGACTCTGCGTATTCATCCACCGCCTCTTGAATAATCTTGACCCGTGATTGCGTACCGCCATCAATAGTTAGTTGGTTAAGTTTCATTTGCCCTGTCCTTTCATTGTCCATCCTATTAAAAAGTAACACCACTTGGTATTGATGTTGATGTTGGTGTACCTCTTACCATTCCAAGCATCAGCAATGCTTCTGCCTTTGGTGGCCATGTAAGACTCAAACGCCTGTCGTGCATCGTTCATGTGTTTGCTTTCAGATAGTTAATCTCTCGTTGGTAGTGGGCTATAAGCTCCTCCAACATCTTGCTGTATTGTTTTTCCCATTCCAGTTTTGCTTTTAGTTCTTCCATTACGATCTCCTTATTGCCCTTCTAGTCCAGCAGTTTGCACAATGCCACTTGTTGGGTGACATCTGAATGCCTCCCTCTGGTGGCTTCTCTTCCTTACACTTGTCACATACTTTGAGTTGGTGGTAAGGCTGCTTGCTTCCAAGCACCAACTGTTGCGCTACAAATCCGTTCATTCTTCGTCATCCCAAAAATCTTGAGGCCATACCAGTACGGGTGTCGTAACCCCCAAGTAACCGCCTTCGATGTTGAATTCAATAAACTCTCTAGCTTCCTCGGCATCCATGCCGTCCCGCATGAGAATCTCCCGTATCTTTTCAGCGTCATAGACAAGCACTTGAACCTGTTGCCTGTCACGCCAGATCATTGCAGGGCCAAGGATGGCTTCGTCATACCCGTCGTACTTAATCATCGCTTCATGCCCCTTATGTAAACTGCAAAGCTTGATGTGGTGTCCTGCCCAAACATGGTCATCTTCTCAATCTCTTTAGCCACCTCTTCAATGGTGTCGTTGCGTATCTTCTCTGACACCTCGTTGATCTGAGCCTTGACCATCTGCCGCTTGCGCCAGCCCATCGCTCTTTCCCACACGTTTAAATCCAAGTCGGACATGGAATTCCTTTCAAATCTGGAAACATCTTGTCTACCTGTGCTCTGATTCTGTCGTTACGTTCTTGGATCTTTGCCGCCCTCGCAAGGATTGGCGCAAGAAACCATGTAATTGTTTTGTTGTAACAAAGTTTTGTCAGGGTTTTCTTGCGGATAGTTCTGACTTTCATTTTTTATCCTCCAAGATCTCATCGAACTGCTCCACTAACTGCTGAGTTACCTCAGCTTCCACCCAAGCCACCATCGTTCTGCCAAGCACGTTGTCGAACTCGGGGAATGTTTGGTTGAATCTTTCTATCTGTTCTTTGGTCATCACTGTTTTCCTTTTCTTTAGTTTCTTACCTTCCACATGACACCCCATGTCGTCCTCCCACGTAGCCCACTCAAAGAGCCAACGCCACATGAATTCTTCGTTCATACACCTGTACTGGTAGTAAGCCATCGTCAGGCATGTGTCTTTACTTGGTCTGCTCACGTTTAATCCTATCTAGTGCGTACCTAATGATGTGTTCCTTCACATCAAATCTTGCCGCTATGTTTGCTATTGAAAATCCCTGCGCCCTAAGCGACAACATCCTTCTCTCATCTAACTGTGTGGCCGGTCTGCCCGAACCTTTTCTTGCTCCACCGTGTGACTCGTTATACCTCATTGATTGTCTCCTGTTATACCTGCTATGTTTCCAATTATTATTGCACAGTTTTATCGTTCTGTACCGTCTGTTGTAAAAAGGTGCTAGGGACTTTCCCTAGTGTTGCGTTTTAGCCATAGGTTCCCCAAGGGTGAGAAGCTCTCTCCCTCTCCCAGCGAAGCTCACTTGAGTGGAGCCTGCCTAGAGTACGCAGAACGTAGCGATTCGTCGATAGAGGTCTTGTATCACCATGTCCCTACTATCTTGCCCAGTCCCTCGCTAACAGGCTGGACGGCATTTGTCTGGGGGTGTGGCCAGTGCCGGTGTTCTGCTCCGCGCCACCCATGCAGGTGCTTGATAACGTTCGGAGTACGGCTACTGTAGGAGGAGAGACTGGAACTGCTCACATGAAGCAGTGTTTTTCAAAACATTTCGTCCACTTTAGGAGCTTGCGGCGCTAACCCGCAGCACAGTCCCAGTCTCAAAACAAAAAAGCCACTTAAGGCTACATTCCGGTTGCGACCTTGCCTAATATCTCTCCGACCGAAAGCATTAGGTAAAGCGGAATATAGCCATAAGTGGCCTCAATTGTCACTCGCAACAGTAACGGGCGGATTATAAGCACAACTTTTCCGGCTTTGCAACAGCCCGCAGAAATCTTTTATCATTTCTACAAAAAAAAGCGGAGTCCGAAGACCCCGCAAATCCAACTAAAGGAGACAAAAGCAACTCACAAAACAACCAGCCCTCTGGAATGCCATCATCTTACTCGCAGCGTTTAAGTATTTCAAGAGCTTCCCCTACGGAATTAACTACTACTAGCATTCCACCTGTCCATTCATCAAAGAACTTCTGCTCCGGCTCGGTTAGTTTCCTTGCTGACGGAGGTTTGTCACCGTCTTTGACCTCCATAAGCACCGTATAGCCCTTGTAAGCCACTAAAAGGTCAGGGATGCCATCACCCTGCGTAACGATACGAACGACGGCTCCTGCGCCCCGTAGTGCGTCCACGATTTTGTTCTGGTTAGCGTCAATTCTGTTGGCTCTTCTCATGGTGTCTCCTACCTGATAAAAATATTTTAACCTACCTATTGCAAAATTAAAATGTAGCAGGTACAATCAATCAAACACTAACAGACAGGAGTGACAATGAAGTTCACAAACAAGTTCAACTTACCTCAGACATTTGTCAATGTAATCCATAGACCAACGTACTCCAAAGGTAAGGCACACATCTCTGCTACTGAGATTATCAACTCACCTCGTATCGTTCAGTTAAAAAAGAAACACTGGGATGACATTGAGCAAGACGCAAGCGAGATGGTGTGGTCACTGTTTGGCTCTGCTGTTCACAATATTCTGGAACACGGCAAAGACAAACATCACATCGTTGAAGAGAGGCTCCACCTTGAGTATGAAGGATGGAAGATCTCTGGTGCTATTGACTTACAAGAGTTAGAGCCTAACGGGACGATGACGATCAGTGATTACAAAGTTACTGGCGCATGGGCAGTGATGAATGAGAAGGATGACTGGCACCGCCAATTAAATATTTACGGATGGTTGGTGGAGAAGGTTAAGAAGGTACCCGTGGGTAAGCTTCAGATCATTGCCATCATTCGTGACTGGTCTGCCCGCGATGCCGCTTCCAAAGAAGGTTATCCACAATCACCAGTGGCCACGATTGATATTCCACTCTGGTCATTTGAAGAGCGTGAAGCATTCATCACAAAACGAATCTACGACCACGGCACTGCTCTGTTTGAGATGGAGACAGATGGCGAGATGCCAGACTGCACACCCGAAGAAATGTGGGAGAAGAAAACTTCCTATGCTTTAAAGAAGGATGGGAACGTGAGAGCTAAGAGTGTTCACGAGACACTTGAGGAAGCCGAGAAAGCACTGGCGAAGTCCGAAGAGACGGCCAAGAAGAACGAGAAGTTTGTAATCGAAGTAAGACAAGGAGAAAGAACACGATGCCGCAGCTACTGCCAAGTGTCACCGTTCTGCACTCAATACCAAAACTACCTAAAGGAAATTCTATGAAGCCAGTTAGCCTATCGCTCACACAAGAAAGTGCTGAGATGATTATCCGTGCATTGATTGAGATGCCGTTCAAGCAAGTCAATCAATTGATCCACTACATCGACCATGAGATTGCTATCTCTCAGCAGCAGATGCCGACTAACACAGTCACTGTTTCGACTAAGACATACAAGTACGGCGTAAAGAAAGACGGCACTCCAAAGAAGCGCCCCGGTCGTCCATCTATTAAATGAGGTGAATCATGGAAAAAGCAGAACTCAGAAAAGCATGGAGACATACGATAGATCGTGACGGTGGCCACTGCCCCGTGTGTGATCGTTGGGGTAAGGTTTACTCACGCAACATCAATAAGTCTATGGCCAAGTCCTTGATCTGGTTATGTACTGCAAAGGCCGATGAAGCTGGCTGGGTCAACGTTCCTGTTAATGGCCCGCAGTGGGTTGTTAGAACCAATCAACTGGCAACACTTCGTTGGTGGGATCTTGTTGAGCGTAGACCTAATACAGAAGACGAAAAGAAAAAACACTCCGGCTACTGGAGAGTTACGCAAACTGGTTTGGACTTTGTGCTTAAACACACACGAGTCCCAAAGAAAGTATTCACATACAACGGTGAAGTCGAAGCTACAAGCTTGGAGACAGTGTTTATCGAAGACTGTTTCAAAGAGTTCTTTGACTACCAAGATGTGATGAATACATATTTTAAAAAAGGAAAGTAAATGTCAGTCCATAAAAAGCTAATGCAAGCTAGGGTCAAGCTTCAATCCATTGAGATGAAGAAGTCTGGCCTTAATAAATTTGCAGGCTATTCATATTTTGAGTTGAGTGACTTTATCCCTCACGTTCAGACCATCTTCAACGACCTTGGCCTGTGCGGTGTCGTGACGTTTAGCACCGAGTATGCCCAACTCTGCATCACAGATGTAGATGACGGTACAGTCATTGTGATTACCAGTCCAATGGCCGAGGCAAATCTTAAAGGTGCACACCCTATCCAAAATTTGGGCGCAGTTTTGAGCTACCAACGTCGCTACCTTTGGATGGCCGCCATGGAGCTAGTTGAAGGGGATCCCATAGATTCAGCGCCCCCTGTAGAAGCACCGAAGCCAGAACCAAAACCTGAGCCAGTTAAGAAGACACCCGTCCCCTTAAAGATGGAAGGCCGTGACGATAAGTCTTGGCATCTCATCGTAGAGAAGGAACCCGGAGACTCATCAGAATCTTGGATCACAGCAGTAGTAGACATCACCAACATGGGACTCAAAGAGACTCATAACGAAGCTGAAGTCATGAAGCTGTTTACCAACAACAGAATTATCTTTGATCGTCTGAAGTTAGAAGACGTTGAGAGATATACCGCGCTCATGGGCGCATTCAAAACCCGTAAAGAAGAACTGAAAGGATAATCATGGCTACTAAATACCCAAACTCAGGAATGCTCGGCAAAGCTAAGCAGCCTAAGATCAACCCCAACTCACCAGACTACACTGGAAGTATTGATGTTGACATCTCTCTCATCAAAGAGATGTTGGAAGATGCCCGTCAAGAGGGCGCTGACTCTATCAACATGAAGCTTGGTGCTTGGATTAAAGAAGGACAGTTTGGAAAGTTCTTCAGTATCAAAGTGAATAACTATAAAAAGCCTGCTACGCCCCAACAGCGTAACATTCCTGCCGACGATAGCGACATTCCCTTCTGATGAAAACAAGCCAGTTTGAAAGCGTCAAGGTAGCTCTCAAGCAAGACAAGACTGGGTTCGTATTGACACTCTCAATACACCCAGACGACTTGCCAGAGGAGATACTGCGTGACTTCGTAGGTGCAAGGTACCAAGTAGTTATGGTACGTCTTAATAACGAAGAGCGTCCAATGAACAGAGAGCAAGAGCACTCTAACGATGGCGTTCGAATGGCTGGGATTCTCAGCAGAGACTCTCAGTTCCACAAGTTTCTCTATGACGGTGGCCACATCTTCATCGCTAACGAAGAGGAAGCAACCAGTTGGTTAAAAGAGTACTTGGAAATTAATTCAAGAACAGAAATAAAAGACAGTGCCCGTGCTCAAGAAAAGCTACGTGGCATAACACAGGAGTTTTCAGCATGGAAGATAACCGCTTAGTACCTTACTCGGTACATCTTAAACGGGAGGTGTACGACAAACTAAAGCTAGCCGCTGGTCAGCGCAAAGCTTCTGCCCTTGTGCGTGATGCTATTACGATGATCGTCGAAGGCGATGACGAGTTCAATGGTGGATACAACAAAGGTATCCGCGATGCGATCTCTGTGATCGGTGAGGACGAACTTGCTACGAGCCTTGCGTACAACGGTGACACTGTTGCCGATCTGTTGGCACAGAAACTATCCGAGATGATTGTTTCTCAGAACACAAAAGGTAAATCCAATGGCAAGAAAAAAGCCTGAAGGTGTAAAGAGTCTGGTTAAGTTGGAGCCTGTCTCCCTTGACCAGATTACGATGCTTGACTTCTTTGCTGCCTTTGTCCTTATGGGCTTAGCCGGCGGAGAAGACATGCACCAGAACGCTCAGCAGGCTTATGACCAAGCCGAAGAGATGATGTTTCAAAGGATGGAAAGATGAACCGCAAAACCCAGATAGAACAATTAGAGAAATTAGTTAGCGATGCTCAACGTGCAATGAACGTGCAAGAAATTACTTGGATGCAGGAGTGGGAGGCTGCTCGCAATCCTTTTATTGCTATCAACGAATGGAATAACAACCACGACAGACGGATGGTTTACATCCAGCCGTGGCTTGATGCCAAAGCAGAACTAACAAAATTTAGGAGTAGAGAATGACTGAAATATATGGCGGGAAGATGGCCTTCCCCATACACAACACTGGCCACGGCGCACCCTTTGATGAGGGTATGACTCTTAGAGACTACATAGCCATCCATGCAATGGTAGCGTTTATTATCCCAGATGAATGGCAATCAACTGTAGGCGATCTTGCGGAAGACGTTGCATTTAAAGCTTATGCAATGGCAGATGCAATGATTGAGTACAGGGTATCGGGTGAACAATAAACTGACAGCCAAGCACAGGCTTCACATAGGCAGAGTCAAGGAACTACCTTGCTCTGTCTGTGATGAACCCGGGCCTTCAGATGCACACCACGTTAAACAGAATCAACAGTACACAGTAGTAGCCTTGTGTAAGTCCTGTCACCAAGGCCCAATGATGGGCTGGCACGGCCAGAAAAGGATGTGGGCTATCAAGAAGATGGACGAGTTAGACGCTCTAGCAGTAACGATAGAGCGTCTACTAGACGCTTCTACTTAAATGACTTACGAGTATCTTCAGCTTGCTTGGCTAGCATGGAGATCAACTCTTTCATTTCATCAATCTGTTCCCGCTTGGTAGCTCCGTCCATACTGGTGTCGTTAGTCACCATAGAGATCTGCTTACGGATGTTAGCCATCTGTTTAGAGGTTTGGGTGTACAGCTTCTGCAAAGCTAGCTTATCGCCCTTCTCTTCCATGATCTGTTGGACTTTATCCATCTCACCAATTTCAGAGTAATGACGCATGTCGGCAAAGGCTTGCTGAATCTGCTTGTTGTTCTCATAGAACGCAGTGGTGTACTGGGACATGTTAGACGGCAGGCTCTTAACAAACCCAAGGCTAGCCTTGTCCATCCATTTGGTATCTGGGTACGCACCTTCTTTAAATGGCATGACAGCGTACATAGATGTCGTGGCAACTGTTCCGCCCAGCCAACCGAAGTAACCCTTAATAGCATAGTCCACCTGAACTGGGCTTAACTCTGCTTTTTCTGGCAAAGCTATGTTCAGTACAGGCGCTAAGGCCATAGCCAAAGGACTTGTAGTATCAGCTTTACGCTCAGCTTTAGACAAGGCTTCCATGCCGGCAGTCTCAATAGGCGCACCAGTGAAGCTGTCCTTATTGGCGTACAGGTCAGCTATAGGCTTGATAACCTGCGGCAGTGGGTTCATAGCGAATGTGTCAAACATCATGCGGCTAAGAGCACTTGTGAACTGCTTACCTTCTGCGTTGGCATCAAAAATCTGCTCGGCTGTACGCTCGGCAATAGTTCCAATAGCACCAATTTCAAACGGCTTAGGAATACGAAGAGCCGCTTCCATGCCGGGTAAACGGATCCACCAGAAGTTATCTCTATCCCAATCACTACGCTTCTGGAACTCTTCGTCGTCTTTGAATGCGCCGTACAGAGCAAGCGAAGCAAGGCAAACTGCACTTGTAATGATGGAGAAAGCCTGAGCCTTCTTCTTATCATCAAGGTCAATCTCTTTACCAGTCAGTGAGTTATAGAACACACGGCTCGTAGGAAGAATGCCGTCACGACCCAACTTGTACAGACCTTGGATACGTGCGTTCATAAACGGTACGACTTGAGTCAAGTAACGGAAGGCACTAAATGATCCTTGCATGGAGAAGTCCATCAAGTCACGAGCTTGGAAAGAAGCTTCTAAGTGAGAGAAACCTGCCTCGCGCAACTGGTTATAAAGTGCCATGCGGTTAGCAGCCTCAGACTTGTTACCAAGTTCCTCATACTTCTCAAAGAGCTTAGACAACCCAGCTTTAATCTTATCTGGTGTATCAAGGATGTCAGATTCTTTAACGCCTTTAGCCAGTAACCTCTTAATCAGCTTAGATTGATTACCCTCATAAGCCGTACCGAAGTTAAAGATAGCACCACCGGCCAGAGCGGAGATGTGTGCAGGGTTGTTCTTATCTGTAGCAATCCATCCATCAACCACGTTGGCAAAAGGATTCTTACTTAAGTCAGACACGGCCATAGACTGAACCGAATCACGGAACAAGTTGTTTACCTTGAACGCTGGAGACATCGTAACGCCGTACTGCAAGATGTTCTTAAAGTCTCTAGACACATCGAGGAACTTAGACTTTGGCCCCATGTACCCGATAGAGGTGATGGACTCAAGCAAGAGAGGATCTTTGATGGTGTAGTAAGCAGGCTTACCGTCTTCCATAACCTTCACGGTATCTGGGCCCGGTTCAGTGGCTCGCTCTACGGCATCTAGCTTCTCAGCATCCTTGACAGTTGTCACGGCGGCTTGGTTCTTCATTGACGCAGACAGGATGTGACTCCAGTTACGCAGAGTGTTCTCCATCAAGTCACCGAACGGACGATCTCCTCCGCCTTTCAAAGCCTTGGAGAACTGCTGACGGGTCAGACCTGCGGATGTCTGAGCACCCTGAAGATCACCGTCTTCCATCTGGCGATAGAAAGGAATGTAGTAAATATCCCGAACAAAGTTGTCGTAACTAAACTTGTCAATCAAACCTTGATCTAAAGCCACATCCAAGACGGAACGGTTCAGACCATTCATATCTTTGAGAACAGCAGCATAAACCTCAGCACGGGGCTTTCCATCAATAGTTCCTTCAGACAACTGCTTACGATTAGCAACCATGTAGTCCATGTCATCGCTGCGTGAACGTTTGTCGTTGGGCAGGTTAGCTTCACGGTTCAAGGCAACCCACATCTGGTAGCGGTCTACCTCAGAACCTACGGGCTTAAGCGTCTCGATTAGACCTTTGGTTCCCTGTTTAATATTCAAAGCACCACCATCATTAAAGACATGGCCGCTGAATAAGATGCCCTCAAGAGCGCCGTCAACAGTCTTAGACAGGCGAGCCTGCATATAACCTATAGGCGAGTAGTCTTTGATTGTGCGGTACTGGTCAGCAATACCCTGAGCCAGACGTTGCCAGAAACGATCTTGCATGTCAGAGATCTTCTCAACAATCGTTCTAGTCTGTGGCTTGAAGACACGGTTAGCCGCCTCTGTAAACTGTGGGTTTACACCTTGCATAGTCTCAGTAGTTAAAGGCTTGTTTTTCTGTAAGGCAGTAGAAACCTTCTGCTTTACTTGAGAAACAGACTTAGGCATCTCCATCTGGTCTGTCATTTCTGAGTAGTCAACTTCACCCTTATCAACCTTAACGCCTTTAGGCTGTTTAGTTTGAGCAAGCCTGTCTACCAAGTTCATTACTTCAGTTAAGGCGTTGACATCTTTAATGCCAAGCAAGTCAGCTACCATGCGGGTGAACGCTGTCCACGCACTGCGACGACCACCATAGGAGATCTGCATTAGTTCATATTGGAACTCTGGGTTAGTCATTGCTTCGGCAGTGAACTCACGCTCGTTAGTCAGGCCGTAGAAGTCTTTACCTTGACGGCGCAGTTCTTTTTTAACGTGTTTGTATAGCTTTTCAATCTGTTCAGCGATAGGCTTTTGACGTTCAGTAGGATAACGCTGTGCCTTAGAGATCAATCCATGTAGTGTCTCGTGAGCGTTTGTGTGCTCATCGCCAGCATAAGCTTTAGCCATCTGAATGGAGTCATCAGCGTAACGGTACACACCAGCCACACTAGCACCTACGTTACCCGGTTTCTTCAGCTTAATCTTTGTAGCTACGCCACGACCCAACTCACCAATACGGCGGATAGCAGGGTTCTTACTCTTAGCCAAAGTTTCAGCTAACTGTGCAAAGTTTCCTTGCTCATTAGCGGCACGAACTTCTGGGTTGTTTGAAGTGATAGGCATCCTTGCTTTAAATTCAGCAAGGTTTTTAGGCATCTCAGTACTGGGAGTAGGTGGCTCAATCTCAACAGGAGGAGGCTCAACCGGAGGCGGCTCAACCACAGGAGGTCTACCTGTAGTTCCAACAGCAGGTGGTTCTTGTTCTGCATAAACTTGAGTAGCAGGTTTTGTAACAGGAGGACGCTCTGGCCCTTCTGGTGTAGGTGTCAACGTAGCACTGATAGGCAATGTGCGATCACCGCGAGGCTTACCAGTCTCAGCCGCAAGGAACCACGGCTCACCGTTACCCTGATAGTTTAAAGGCAAAGGCTGTCCGGCTTTCTGCTCGGCGGCAATAGCAGCTTCTACATCTTCACGGGTAACAATGCCAGCTTCAAAGTCTTTAACCAGACGCATAGACGCTGGAGTATTAGTACGGCGAGCAATCTCCATATAGGCATTGACAGGATCAATAACAACTGGAGACTCAGGTTTGTTAATAGCTGTCTCAGGTAAGTTCTTAGTCAGCTTAACTGGAACGTCTAAAGACTGAATGGCAAATCTACCTTCAGCCGTAGGGTGAGGAATAATAGTCAAGCTATTAGGATCACCGCCTTGATTCTTGAGCATGTTCTGCATGACCAACAAACGGTTCTTTGCGGCTCGGTCTTCAAGGGGACGGTTGTCTACTATCTTGGGCGTAGGTGTTTCTTCTGCAACTACCTGCTCAGGCTGTACACCGGGTGTCTTAGATGATGCACCAGTAGGAAGTCCTGCCTCTAAACGCAGGCGGTCAATCTCAGCTTGCTTAGCTTCCAACTCTGCACGAGGTGTAGCTTGAGGCATTTGCTCATTGAGACTAGGCTTGCTAGTATCTGGTGTGGGAGCTTCTGGTACTTGAGGAGGAATACCCTCGCGCCGTGCCTTCTCAGCTTGAACCTCAGCATCTGCATCAGCCTTTTGTTGGAGCATTAACAGACGCTGACGATTAGCTTCCTCAGATGTCAGCATCTCAGGAGTAGCAGCTTCAGGACGGGTAACACCAGTAACAGCTTCAACTTGCTGTTGCAACGCCGGCTGAACAGGTGCTTGCTCTGGGGGCGCAGGAGGTACAGGCTCAACTTCAGGAGCCGCAGGACGACGAGCCAAGCCAGCCGCACCGCCCAGACCTACACCACCGATAGTGGCCATAGCCGCAGCTTCACCTAAGCCTTCGGTCAAACTCTGCTCAGGCTTGACCTGTTGCATAGCCAAGTTGGAAACAAACTTACCGCCAACTTCTTCAGGGATCTCACCAAGAGTCTCACCCGCAGCAGCACCACCAGCAGTCTTTAGTCGGCCAGCTAGACCAGCCGCACCCTTACCGGGTACACCAGCCAATACTTCCTCAAGCTGACGAGCACCGGGTAGACGCTGAGCCAACAGAGAAATAGTACCTGCGGCGGCACCAGCTTGACGGGCTAAAGTTAAAGCACCCTGAGCGGCTTCAGTGTCAGAAGCACCCTTACTCTTGAGTTCTTTGTAGATGTTCTCGTATGCACCAGCGCCTACGTCAGCACCCTGTTGTACGCCACCAGCACCGACCGCGCCAGAGACAGCCGCTTTACCAACCGCAGCTTCGCCCGCACCAAGACCCTTAGCGGCCATACCTACACCACGAGCCGCACCAAATGGGACTAACAACTGTGGAGCTTGCTCAGCTAGGAATGTGAGAAGCAATGCAGGATCTTTAACAGTCTCACCAAGTGCAGTACCAAATGCTTGGAACTGACCTTCCTTAGCAGACTCAGCAATCTTCCTCGCCCGCTCAGCTTCACGAGCTTTAAGCCCAGCAGATTTCATCTCCTCAGCAAACTTAGAGATCTCCTCACCAGCACCCAAAGCACCAGTCTTAGAGAAGTCTCCAGTAGCCAAACCAAAGACTTGTCCGGGAAGTTGAACCAAGGATCCAATACCACCAACGACACCGGCACCGATGTCCTTAGCGGCTTCTCCAAATGTTCTTTCTTTAGATGAAAGCTGTGGATAGGTCTTAAGAATTTTAGCTTTAGCAGCCTCTGGCGTTACTTCATCAGGGATGTTTTCGACAAGAGTGCCATCTGGAAGGCGAATAGCATAGGCCATCAAATACCCCTATTATGGAATCTTACTGAAGTCTATCACCTTACTGCCAGTAGAGGACTCTTCTGATTTGATTCCGTGCATTCCTTCTATCTCTCTAACTTTAGTTAAAGCCTTAGCTTTTTTAGCAGGATCTGTTTCATTAATATAAGAAGACAAAGCCATTTGGTAAATAGGTAACTTCTCAGCCAATGCTTGTCTTTGAAGACTAAGTTTTTGCTGAGCATTCTCACCACGAGATCCAGTTTTAATCCGCTCTAAATCCACCATAAACTGTTCAGCAGCTTTAGGATCTTTAGCCTTTAGTGCTCCGTACTGAGACATCAAACGCTCAGTCTCACCCGGCTTCATGGCCGTAGCTTGATTGATACGAGCCACTTCCAACTGAGTAAGGTTGTTAGCACGGGCAACACGCTCTTGAGATTCGTTGCTTGCCATCTGGTTAGCCACTTGTCCCTGCAACTGGAGACGTTGTTGACCCAACTCTGTAAGTTTAACTTTACTTTCGTACACAGCTTTAGAATCATTACGTTCTTCAGCGCGGCGCAGGTTAGCAATTTCAAACTTAGTCTTAGCATCGTTGTCAGATAACTCTTGTTGTTTCTGTTCAAACGCTGATTGACGGTCTTCCGCTTCAGTAGCTGACTGGCTATATGCCTTACCAAATCCACCAAACAAAGAGCCAATACCCTTCTGGCCGCGAGTAGCTTCACCGGCAGCAATCAAAGAGTTAAAGAAGTCACGCTGTGAACGACCACTCTCGCGCTGTTTAAACTTATCTTCATCAGCTTTACGTTTGGCTAATCTTTCATTCATGTAAGCCGTGTACTCTTCGCCAATAGGAGCTTGCTTAGGAGGTGCATATTCAGGTGGCAAAGTAGGCAATCCTGTTCCCGCCAAGATACCAGATTGAAACTTCTGGGCATCAGACTGAACTGGTGCAACAGGAGGTGGTGCAACAGCAGGTGCATTCTGTTGCGTAACTCTAGGTGGAACAACGTTAACTATGCCGCCGGGTGGAACATTACCAACAGGAGGAGTTGCAGATGGATAACGAGGAACCATGCGGTCGCCCGGGCCAGCAGAAGTAGCTGTTTGTTGAGTTCCAGAATTCTTAGCTACATACTGTCTCCATGCTTCATCACTTATACCCGGTGGTCTAGCAAGACGACCGCCTTGTTTGTCCATATATGTATTTTCTATTGATGGCACCGGTGAACCTTCTGGTAATGTATAAACACTACCCGGTGCCCGAGAATATTTTTGAGGTGTTACTGCGGTTGGAATAATGTTTTTACCCATAGCACCGGCTGGGCCAAGATCAGCGTTTTGTCTAGATGATTGACTTACTCTATCTTCTGCCGCAGCAAGTTCAGCTTGAGCCGCCGCATATCCTTCAGGATCTTGCTGGCGCTGACGCAACCCATAGCCATAAAGTTTTTCTTTAGCAGCTTTGGCCGCAGCCTTAGCCTCATCAACTAAATCCCCATCAGCAAATGCAATGATGCCGCCAGAACCAAAGTTCATCTCGCGGATAGGTAAACGAGTTAATCCTCCAGCCGCCATAGACATTTCAGCTTCTGGTTGCATCTCAGGCTCAGGAGTTCCTTGAGGAATCATAGGAGCATTAGCCCCTTGCATAGCAGACTGCTGAGCCATCTGACCCTGACGGGCTTTCTGTAACTGCATCAAACCCATTTGCTGTTCAATGTTGTCTTTGACAGTACCTTGTGGAGGCTGAGCAGATTGTTGCTCCATCTGCTTACGGCGGTTCAACTCACCTAACGCCAAGTAAGGAGGCACCTGTGGATTCTGCCCATTGGCATAAGACATAATTGCCTGAGTAGGAAGATCCTTCAGGCGTTCTTGAATTTGAACCAGATTCATTTTTAATCCTTAAGCCAGATTGAATTGCTTCAAAGCAGTCATCAAGTTACCCAGACCACCAACAGTAGAAGACAACTGACCAATACCACTTTGAGCGGCGGGTTGGTTATAAACAGTAGAGATAGGCAGACCTTGAAGCATAGACTGTTGGAACTGCAACATCTTTTGTGGGTAGTCACGTTGAGCTAAGAACTCATTGTAGTCAGCAGTGATACCTTCTTGTTCAATACCGCGCTGTTGAGTGCCTGCGCCGGACAACATGTCAGCTAAAGTCTTAGCCTGACCTTGCTCAGTATTAAACTGACCCATAGCTTTATCGTAAGCACTAGCGTAGCCTGTACCAATTGCTTTGTTCTGCTCTTGCAACAGATTACGATTAGCTTCAGATTCCATAATAGCCTGACGGCCACCACCATAGCCACCGGCTTGGGTCATTTTAGCTAAGTTGGGTTGAAGATTCATCTGTGATGTACGGCGCAGTTCTTCTAACTGTGGCTGAAGGACTGACTGTAAATACGGGTTCATGTACTGAGCCGCAATACCTGTAGGGCCAGTAGTTTGATTACCACCATCACCAAAGACACCGCCCATGCCAGCACCTGTTCCAATAGCACCGGGAGTATACGCACCGGGTGTCATAGTTGGGGGTTGATAAGCGCCAGTAGAACTAAATGTATTACCAAGCTGACTGGGGAAAGATAAGTTACCTAAACCTTGGAATACTTTATTCTGTAGTCCAGATTCACCAGCCGTCATTGGGCCTTGATAAACAGAGTAAGGCTGGTTTGCAACGGCTTGGGTTTTGCCCAGCATTTCCGTTACATACGGGCCTGCATACTCAGACAGTGTAGATACGTTACTGGTGCCTACGGCGGGATTAGTGGTAGCCATATTATTCCTTAAGCGGGAAGATGTTTATAAGCCTTGGTATTGGCTGCAATGTTTTTTGCTTTAGAGCGACTAGCCTTGATGCGATCCATCATGGCATAGAGTTTACGTGCTCCAGCGTCTGTGGATCCATTGCCCAGTTCAGAAACAATCCGAGCAGGTACAACAAATTCACCGTCAGCCAAACGTGCGGGTTGGCGATTACCAATGGTTGCAGGGATGTCATCAGATACACCATCACCGGGGCCACGAAGTAACTGTCCACCATCTGAGTAACTACCCAAAGAACTGATGCCGCCGCCTCCAGCGTAACCCATTAAGCCACCTCTTGCTGCGGGGGTAGTGCCTGTAGCGGGCCTTGATCCAGAAATAGTGTTTGCTAAATTACGACCAAGCGTGGTGTACATACTTCCACCGGGGTGAAGAGTGTCGCCTGTTGTGGCATCAAAGATGTCACCTCGACCACTTGTGTACGCAAATTTATCATCCAGTCTAGATCCGGTAGAGCCTGCAACGTCACGAATAACATCTGCATAGGCTCCAACATTACCACCATAGCTAATATCTGACCCAACAGCGTTAGGTGTTTGTAAAATAACTTGCTTACCCGCCGCTTTTGCTTGGTTAATCGCAGTAAGCAAATTGTTTCTGAATGATTCAAGACTCTCTCCACGAGATGCCTCATTCAAACCGTAATTCAAAACAACAACACCCGAATTATTTGCAAGTGAATTTGCCCAACGGTTGCTTTCATCAACGTTATTTATTAAGTCACCAACTGTGGTGCTATTAACGCCCATGTTGTTAACGGTATAACCTTCTCCCAAAGTATTTTGAGCAGAAGTTACCATGTTGTCAGTCAGTTGATTGCCAGCGTTATATCCATAAGTTGTGGAATCACCAAACGCATCAATGTTGTAGTTGCTTAATGCTGGGGTCGCCGCACCCATAGTGGCTGCATTTCTCATGGTTGCCGCACCAGTAGATGCCGCATTTCCCATAGTTGCCGCACCCGTATTGGCATTTGTCATAGCACCCGTTAAATCAGCTATACCCCCTGTTGTAGCAGCACCCATATTACCTGTTGTAATTAAGTCGGCTACGCCACCTGTAGTTGCATTAGTATTCGCTAGTTGGTCTGCTCGATAGTTTTGTATTTGCTGGGTATATTTATCTTCTGGTTTTTCCGCAATGTATGCATTTACAGCCGCACCAAATTGATTATTTAAATCAGCGGCACTAAGAGCGCCAGAAGACAAAGCGTTAGTCCAGAAATCAAAACCGCCTTGGTCAATTTGCGCTGCGCCTTCACCAACACCTGTACGACCAACAGTGGCGTAAGCGTCTCTAACAAGTTGTTCATAGTTAGGGGTGGCAGCACCAACAACACTTCCATCTTCGCCATTATATCTAAGCGCACCACCAGAGCTATACATCATTCCACCACCAGCGGCTTGAACAGTTTCTATTGGTGTAGCTGGAGTAGCCGGAGTAGCTGGAGCAGCCACAGGCGTGTATTGCATAGGGCTAAAGTAAGTTACACCGCCAGAGCCGGGACGACGGCCCGGAGTTCCGTAAACTGGGTTAGCTAAAGATTGATTAGGGCCAAGAGCTTGGTTGTATCTAGCAGTTATATCCGCCACTGGTAAAGAAGTAATCCCAGCCATGCGCTCAGGCGTAATGCCATATTTGTACATGGCGCGAGCCATACGATCAGAACCTAAACCTTGTTGACCCATAAAGTTTTTAATAGATTCGTCAGTTACTTTGGCTTGTTGGTCGGCGGGTAAAGGGGTAACTGGTAAAGCATACTGGGTACGTTGTGCTGTGTATTGAGGAATGCCGCCTTTATACCCAGCATAACTACCGCTACCGCTACTGCCCAACATATTGTTAAGCAAAGCACCAATCCCACCCAAGCCAAGAAGCTGACCACCTACGCCAAGTGGTGATTTACCTGACAAAAACTTAGTAACGTCACTTAATTTGAAGTTAGAAAAGTCACCAGTGTTAGCCCAGTCAGGTGTTTCTAAACCTGTTTGAGCAGTTTCTCCAGAACTAGAATCTGTTTGTTCTACCCAATCTTGAGCATCTTCGTCCCAAACTAACATATTAGCCACCCTTCACAATATTAAGTAAGTCGTCAATTGACATAGCATCACTTGATTTTCCAAGCACTAAATCAAGTGCGTCATTAGCGTTATTTTCCTTGTTTTTCTGTTCTTCCACAAGCTCACCAGCCGCGCCCGGAGCAGTAACGCTTAGAGGTTTGTACTCTTCTTCAGCTACCTCGCCCTTTTTGGTCAGCTTTTGTTTCTTTGAACCAAACTCTTTGCCGTAATAAAAGACATTTGCCAACTGTGGAATACCAAAAGCCGCAGCAATATTTTCAGCTTGTGGCATTGTGTAACCACTAACCGTACTCTTAACCGTTGGCTTTACTGTTGGCCTGACTGTGCTGACCGTTGGAGTGGTCGGCGTTGTCGGAGTAGTAGGTGTCGTAGGCGTGGTTGGCGTAGTAGGTGTAGTCGGGGTTGTTGGAGTTGTTGGGGTCGTCGGTGTAGTTGGAGTGGTTGGTGTAGTAGGCACCGTAGGCTGTGTAGGCGTAGTCGGTGTCGTGGGAGTAGTAGGAGTAGTAGGCGTCGTTGGTGTGGTCGGCGTCGTAGGAGTTGTAGGGGTAGTCGGCGTCGTAGGTTGCGTAGGTGTAGTCGGCTGCGTCGGTGTTGTTGGTTGAGTAGGTGTAGTCGGCTGTGTAGGAGTCGTAGGTTGGGTTGGTGTTGTAGGTTGAGTTGGAGTCGTTGGCTGAGTGGGTGTCGTAGGCTGGGTGGGCGTAGTCGGCTGAGTGGGTGTTGTTGGTTGCGTAGGAGTCGTTGGTTGTGTTGGTGTAGTCGGTTGCGTAGGAGTCGTAGGTTGGGTCGGTGTGGTTGGCTGAGTGGGCGTGGTTGGTTGTGTCGGTGTCGTAGGTTGTGTCGGTGTCGTAGGTTGCGTTGGAGTTGTAGGCGTGGGTACAGTTGTAAATGTTGGTGTAGTTGTCTTTTTAGTTGTCCATAAATCAGCCAACAAATCATTTAATGTTACATCATTACCTTCAGAATCCTTGGCAATAACAGTATCACCCTTACCAAGTCTTGAACCTGTAATAACTATTTCACCCAAGTCTTGAGCATTAGATATATTAGGACTGTAATCCAATCCAGTTATCTTTTTATATTCTTCAAGCCATGTTGCATTAGTTGGATCAGTCTTTAACTGTCCTTCTAATTCAGAAACATAAACTGCATTAGAAGCTTTTTGAACAATATCTTTTACTTCTGGCAGATTATTTAATATCTCAATGCCAGCAGCAGTTTCTACAACATCTAGTCCACCAACTGAACGTAGCATGTCTAAGACAGACGGCGTAGTCTTTGTAGTTCCGCTAGTTGTTTTTGTTTTGTCTTCACTTGTGCCAGTTACATCACGGGCTGTAGTGTCAATTGTTGTGACACTCTCACCCATAGATTTACCAAAGTTAGACTGACCACTAAGCAATTTATTAATTGCATCTATGTTGCCAATACCATAGGCTTCTTGCGCCATTCGCAGGTATTCTGTTGGGTTAGCTTTGTAGAACGCACGTTCATACGCAGCAGAATCAACACCAATAGTCTCGCCATCTACTTGGAAATAGAAGTTACCTGCACTATCACGTTGCACAGGAACCGTGACATTACCTTTTGTCTCAAAGCTATATGTGCCAATAAACTTTGGCATACCAGTAGTATCAAGCTGTATAGCGCCGGGTGCTAACTTTTGCGGGCCGGGCAATGAGCCATCGGCTGAAGCAACTTGATCTCCACCAATAACAACATTATTAATATCTGATTCAGCAAGAGTGCCAGTTAGTGGCAACTTTTCACCCGTATTAAACAGGTTTGCATCAGCAAACATGTTTTCTGTTAATCCAGCATTTTGTAATGTACTAATTACATCTGAACCGTCAGAAACGTTAGTTGTTTTTGCTTCTTTAACGGCATTATTGGCTGCGGCAATAGCTGTGTTAATAACAACCTGATCTAAAGGTTTGCCGGAAATTACGCCTGTTACAGCGTTAGTAACCATCTTCTTTTGGTTAGCGGTTAAGTCGCCAAATCCTTCAACGTTACCTAATAAAGAGTTAACAGCGCCGTTAACACCACCAGTAGCAGCACCTCTGAGCATAGCCTCGCCAACATCTTGCCCGCTAAGTAGTGCCGTGCCAGCAGAGACTGCGGCATTTTGGAAAGAATTGGTTAAGGTTTTTGTAAGGTCGGGTGATAGGCCAAGGTCTTTAATAAACGAAGCACCATCTGACATGAAATCCATGCCGGGAATCTGAGCGCCAGCAAAACTAATTGCAGCACTTTTAATTGAATCGCCAAGGTCTTTACCACTTAAAACATTTACAGCTAAATTAGCCGCAATTTGTTGGGGTATAGATAAACCACCTGTAGCTAACGCCAAACCAATTTGACCAATAGGGCCAAGGTCTGCCATAAGATTGGCTAGATCATTAGATGATGCTTTTGTAGTGTAAAAAATAGGCGTGCCGTCAGGGGCAAATTGAACGCGATAGCCAGTGTTTCCATCCCCACTAAAAGTACCACCAAACGCATTTCCTGTTTGGCGTTCGCTGTATGTATTAGGAACGGCTTGGCCTGTTTCTTTGTTACCAAATGTTTTTTGACCCGTGTCAATTACTACTTGCCCATTTATTGTTTTAATTTTAGATGGATCAATTTGGCTGTATCCATCGTTGCCGTCAGATAGACCATACACAGTCTCAATTTTTGCATCTTTTGGAAGTTCTACTTGTTCGGCAGTTGCATTACCGTCTTGATCGTATTGACCTGTTGCTCTCCAATAAACTTGACGAGTAGTACCATCTTCATTTTGGTATGTTGAAACATTCTGCCCGTTGTATTTTTGGCCAATGACTTCTGCGGGCGCATAAACAGGAATTTCACCAAACTGTTTAATGTCTGTAATGCCAATACCAGACAATATTGTTGCCATGTCAGCAGCGTTTGCTTGCGCCGAGCCTTTACCTTCGCCCTGCCATTTGTCTGTAAGGTTTTGCCCAAGAATCTGTTGGGTTAGCGTAGCAGTGGCGGCGGAGCCAGTGTCTTTAACTGTAGTCCCTTTGGAGTCAACAATTGCGCCAGTAGGAGTTAAGAATGTGCCGTTACTTAAATCAAGTGCTTTAGATAAATCAACCGCCGCTGTTTGAGTTGTAGTATCTGTTGAGGCAGCTATATTTGTACCAGCAACGCTATCAACTACTTTAGCAACAGCAACGGCATCCGTGGTGTCTATTGTGGCTAATTTGCTATCTAAATTGGCTTTATCTACAGCACTAAGACCTCTGTACGCATCTTCTAATTTATCAAAATAAGCTGTTTTTGAAGCTTCATCTTTTAAATGAAACCCACTTGCATCCATTAAATCTTTTTGATTTAAAAGACCAGACATTACGTCAACAAGGGTTACGTTGCTATTATTTGCCGCTACCTCGTTGTACAAATTGTCCATTGTTAAATTTGTACTTGTAATAGCCTCATCGTATGAATCAGCATCTGGAGCACCAGATAAAATTACCTTTACGCCATACGCTCCAAGTCTGGAAACAATTTCATTAAGGTTGTTACGAATGGTATTTCGGTCAACCCCAGTTGCAAGGTCATTACCACCAATACTTAAAATAACAGTAGATCCCGGTGCAAATGTTCCTCCGTCTCGCTCAAAAACATTTAATTGATTGAGTACGTTTGCGGTTGTTTGGCCACCTATGGCTGTATTTGTAACGTTTTCATCAAATGCAGAATCAGCAATGCTTGTAAAGTCATCACCCGCCAACCAACTGTCACCCGCTAAAATAACACCGCTTAATTCATTGTTAGCTGTGTCACCAGTAACTGTATCATTGCCAGTTGCGCCTATAACTGAAGTAGTCGGAGTAGTTGTAACCGCTGTCGTAGGAGCGGTAGTAACCGCTGTCGTAGTAGGAGTTGTAACTGCTGCCGTCGTAGGAGTTGTAACCGCTGTTGTTGTTTTTTGATATGGGGCAAAGACAGAAGCAATTGCATTGTCATCTAACCCCATAGATCTAAATGTTGCGATTAGATCATTGGTAGCATCTTTTCCACCAAAAACGTCATAGATACTTTCGTAACTAGGAGAAGATGTTACTGTTGGAGTTGTTGTGACTACTGGAGTATTTGTAACAGTTACGGCTGCGCCGGGTAGAGAAGCAATCCCCGAAGTATCTGGCCCAAACTGTTGTGCAAAATAATCAGGAACTACGGCAGTGGGTGTAGTAATACCTAAAGCTGTGCTATATCTACTAGACACATCACCGTAGTTAAGACCTGTAGCCTGCGCCATTTGCTCAGGAGTTACACCAGCCGCTTGCATAGTGTTAGCAATTAGCGTGTCATCCGCGCCGGGGTTCTCGTTTAACCACCCAAGAATATCTGCGTTACTAACTGGCATTATCCGACCTTCCAATTTGTTCCGTCAGAATACACAGGCACAGCTACTGCCCCGCCAGTCACAACGGTAGCCCCAAATACTGGGCCTAGAGCATCTGTTACAAAAGACCTTGCACCCTTACCAGAGGTGACTGCGCTGGGCAGTGTAGCCACAGTGTAGTTAGTCAAAGGAGGCACTACGCCAGAGGCAGTCAACTGAGTGGTTAACGCATCTAGCCTGTTGAAGTACAGACGCAGAATGTTTAGTAGTTGGTCAAAGTACTGACGGTTGTAGTCTTCCAAAGGAAGCGGCAGGTTAGGCGCGGCTACCTTGTTTAGTTCAAAGTCGGTGGTGACAAGAAAGCTCATCGTCTGCCGTCCGGTCTAATATCTATACGGGTAGCACCCAACTGCCATGTTGTTCCAAGGTTTGTAGAGCTTACCTTTAAGATAAGCTGGCGACCACGCACACGGGTATTGATCTGCCCCGTAAACCCTTCAGTCACTGCGTACTGAGCACCTGTTAGCTCGGTTACAGGTTTGACCACAGCCGTGCCAGTTCCTGAGCCTGAGTTCTGCATTGGGTAAAGCGTGTAAACAACTTGAGGTGTGGGAGAAGCATCTGATCCTGCAAACGTCAAATCGGGCAACATTCTCCAAACAAAGCCAAACCTGTCCCCGTCGTCAATATCAAACTCTGATGATGAGATATAAGCCTCAATACCTGCGGGTGTGCCTGTCTCGTTGTTATCTAAGCCGTATTCTTGATTAACCAAGTTATAACTGTAAGTAGCGGCAATAGGGTAATCCCTTAGACCAGAATCTAGCCATGCTGTTCGTGCCATAGTACCGTAGTACCAGACCTTTTCTTGGTAGTTGTACACCACATAGCGGTCAACTGTTAGGCTACTTGCAGAGCAATAGAACCACCAGACCTCGTTAAAGCCCTCGTTAGTACCGGCAAACACTTGTTGGTTTTGTTCAAGGTTAATGTCTTGATAGATAAATCTACGCAGGTCACAGTTTAGTGTCTGTAAGCGTCCATCGTACAGATAGAACTTATCTACGCCCATCCAGTACACCACGCCAGAAGCCTGTGCCGCCGCATTCTGACCCAAGATAGAGATGTTATCTCCCATTAGTTGACTAGACCAAACCACGGGTGGGCCAATGTACTGCATGGAATAGATGGCTGAATCAGTCCACACTAAAATCTCTTGACGGGTCTGGATAGCAGTTACGATACTTGAGCCGTGGGATAGCTGAACACTACCCGCCTGATTAGTAGCAGATGGTGTCCAGTTAACCACAGACTCTTGATCTGACCAGCGTACCAGCATAGGATTCTGGGCAGTAGCACCGATGTCATTACAGCCAAAGGCAAATACAAACCGGCTTACATCAGATACATAGATGTAATTCTGGATAATTGGGCAATCAGAAGCATTAGCCAGATCAACGATGTCAATGCCATTGGGCATGATGTAGTGAGTGCCAGACTGCGTTCCTGTCGTAATAATAGGCGTTCCGCCAACCGTTAATGCTAAGTTAAATGTAAACCCAGACACATTGACTACGTAGTAAACAGTTCCGGGAGATAACCCCGTAGGAAGCGCCGCTGGATACCCACCGTTTGTAAGAATAACAGCAGTGCCATTAGACAGGCTAAGAATGCTAGTCACCACCCCCGGAGAAGCAATTGTGACCGTAAAGGGTGATGGACTTACGCCAAAGTTAGCATCCCAATAATAAATTGGGCCACCACGGTATCCGTAAATTAAGTCTTCACCAAAGTTGTTTTGGCTCCACAAACGAAGCGCAGAGGTAGATGTGCCGCCAAAGCCCCATGTTCCTGCGCCCCATGTACCAGCACCCCAGCCGGACAAGGGGATTTCGTATGCATCACCTACATTAATCTGGTACACCGCATTAACAGTCGTACCGCCACCAGCCGCCACAGTAGAGGTAGCCGCAGTGGCAGATGTGATTGTGTAGGTATTAGCGTCAACAAAAGTAATCTGGTACTCACCGTTTAAATCAAGACCGCCTACGGTAGCTACGTTGCTAAAGGTTACAAAGTCATTGGTTACTGCACCATGTGATGCGTCTGTCACTGTAACTAGGGTAAGTAGGTTGGTTGTGGCAAACGGATTACTTAAGATGGCTGTTTCCCGAATAGGCGTGATATCGTTGTAGTTGCCACCTAATTCAAGGTAAAACTTTAAGTTTGTACCTACACCAATCAGGTTTAAGTTTTCTAAAGTAATCCAGTTCCACAAAGAACGGCATACACCCTGAAAAATGGACACGGAAAACCGTGCCCAACCACCGATTTTTTCAGGTGTTCCTTGGCGAAACCGCACCTTGTCGGACTCATACCAGCCACCTTCGTTGGTATAACGGGTGTTTTCCCGGTTAACTCCCGGCTTCAGTACAAGTTTTTTAAGCGCCATCGGTTGTCCTACGATAGAAACACGGCTCGTTCGTCAATACGACGTTTCTGTAGCCCTTTGAGAATTTTACCCCCGGCCATGCAATACTTCAAGAGTTCTTCTGCCGCACCTTCCATATCGTTACGCAGTACCTTTTGGCGCAGTGTTGAGCGTTGGAGAGTGCCAAGGCCTACATTAAAAGAAAATGATACGAGCGCGTCAAACTGTCCTTGAGTAAAAGGCACAGGACAATAAGTAGCCACGCCTTTCTCAAACCGAGCAAGATCGGCCTTAAGTATTGCATTGACTTCCTCCATGCTGTGCTTACGCATAGCTTCTGCGGGTGGTGTAAACGCATCCCGCTGGTCTATCTTTAGTTTCCCTTGCTCTGGAAACATTACGTGCCCAACGCCCACCGTCCACAACTTAGCTGGGCATTTATACGGATTCTGCCTGACCCCCTCGTGATGGCGGATCATGTGCAGGCACTTCTCTGAGATGTTCATTTACCAAACGCCCTACCACCAAAGTGGAAAGCAATGATTGAGGCAAACAAGGCTTGGGTATCGTTATCCCAAAGCATCTCGGCCAACTCTACAAACGTAGCACCACTGTGCCAGCCGTATGTAAACAAGCCAATGTCTACAAACAGAAGTAAAAAGAAGAAACCGTAGGTAATGACTGGGCGAACGCTGGCGCGGAGGTTCTTCATCCAAGGGGATGTGCCTTCGTTCAAGCTTGTGTCGTGGGCATAGAGAGCTTGCATCTCGGCTTGCTGTGCGCCAATCAGGATTTGCTGGGTATTGGCTGCGCTCTCGGTTGCCAACTGTTCCGACCGGATATTCTCAATCCGCTCCTGCGCTTCAAATCCTGCTTTGCGTAGTTCTAACTCACGCTCAATCTGCATCCTAGCCAGAGCTAATTCATGCAGTTTGTCTGCTCGGTCTTGGAAAAAGTCTAATAACTTGGGCAAACCGCCCATTAGGAACGAGATCAGGGTTGAGAGAAGCGTTAGCATTTAGTGTCCTTTTTGTCATCGTTTTGCATGAGTTTGATACCAGACAGGAACCCAATCATGCCGCCTATAAGAGTAGAAAAAGCGGGTGAAATCATTTTGAAAATCTCTGCGTTGTCCACTTCTTTGGCCCACAAACCCAACATAAAGCTGATTACCATAGCCAATACGGAGACACACAGGGTCGTGCTTACCATGAGGGTGACCCACAGCGTCAGCTTGTCCTTTGTCTCCATCTGTGGCTTCCTGACTGGTCTGGGTATCGGTTTCTTGGTCATACAAGTTTGTCAATCTCGCGTTTCAAGTTGTTAATCTGGATGCTCAGGGTTACCTGCTTCATCCTGTACTCATAAATCTCATACTCGTACTGGTGGAACTTCTTTACCCGGTTGTCCACCTGTACTTGATTTGCCCGTTCAGCATCCAGCCTTTCCACCCGCTTGGCAAACACATCTGTCTGCGTGGTCGCGGTAGGTTGAACTATCGGATACCATTTGTCGTAACTGATCTTCACTTCTTTTCACGTTTAAGCGCCTCTTCATAACCACGCAAAATTAAAGTTCGGGCTTCTGCCGAATCTGCTGTACCCGCCCACATGGGCAGATTGTTCCAGATCACTACATAGTCTTCTGGTTTGCAATACTGTGCGTTGTTCTTTAGCCAAGCAACCATCTGCTGATGGCGCTCGGACGGGTTGTGGATGATGTACCCTATCCCATAGAACTCTCTGACGTGACAGCCATTCTTGGCTACGGCTCCAGCCAACACCAACAACAGTAACAGGATGAGCCAACGCATTTACCACGCCCAACTCCATGCAATTATGTACGTGGTAAATATTACGAAGGCCACCATACAAGCCGCCGCAATTAATGCTTCGGCCCAGTCTTTCACTTTAATATCCCATTCAATTTGGTCATATCAGCACACGTATACATTTGATACCCACTCAAAATAGGCATTGGAATTGTTTCTATTTTCGCTGAAAATTCATCTGCTGCCAAGCGAGCAACGTCTAAAAATGACATTGTTTTTCCAGTTCCTACGTTCCAAATTCCAGAACCTAGAAAAATTAAAAGTTTTCTGTGAACTTTGATGACCTCATCTACATGGATAAAGTCACGTTTAAAGTTTTCTGAACCTTCAAATATTTTAATTGTCCCAGTCTTTGCCTGCTCGCGGAACTTATGAAACGGAGAAGCCTGATCGCCCTTATGGTCTTCATGTGGGCCGTAGACATTGAAGTACCTAAAAATCTGAATAGGCGCAACAGGCCGCATAGTATGGAAGTACTCTTCTATAAGAGCTTTAGATTCTGCATATAGATTAGCTGGCGCTACTGGGTCGTCTTCCCTAAACGTGGTGTTATTTGGGCCATAGACCGAAGCCGAAGAAGCCAGTTGTAATGGTATCCCATACTTCTGACACCGCTCCATGAGAGTAATGGTATACCCTACGTTTTGTTTACGCAGGGCTACCCAGTCTTGACATCTAGTATCTGAGATAGCACCCAGATGTATGACCCTATCTATTCCATAAAGGGAATACTCATCACCCCATTCACACAGATCTAAGTCGTGATCTGCCATGGCTTTGACCATGTTCTGGCCAATAAACCCTTTGTATCCTGTGATTAAGATACGCATACTGCACCTATGCTCTGGCAAGATATTGCCGCTTTCTCATTGGCAAACGGCAAAGCTATGCCCATGTCACCAGTCTGCATGTGCTTGTATACCATAGCAGCTAAGAATACATCCCCTGCCCCGCAGACATCCACAACTTCTATCACCTTAGCCGGGTAGAGTGAATCTTTATATCCACATCCCTTAGCCCCGTAGGTAACAATTAAATGTTCTGGATCTGGGATAGACGTAGATTCGTACAGTTCCCGCTGGTTAATCTTGATGTAAATGCCGGGAAAGTCTGCCAAGTTCTTCTTCTTGGTATCCATGTAGATTGGCCCACGAAACTTCTGACGGAACTTCCAGATAACTTCGTCAGTTATAAAACCTTTATCATAGTCAGAGATAACTATGGCATCGAAAAAGTACTTACTGCCGGTTTTATATGGCTTAGCTTGTACGTCATGGTCTACTCTGAGTAGATGTTCACCCGTTCTGCGGTCGATGTACCTGATCTTGCGTGAGATCTCCTCACTAACGGATAGGGTGACATTAGCTCCTAATGCCTTGAGATTCTGGGCTACGTTAAACGCCATACCCATCTTCTCTTCGCTATCCTCAAAGTTCAACAACGGCGCAGTAGATTCTGGATTTACTCTCCGGATTTCGCCGTATCTGTATTCATCTATACAGACATCACCAATTACTAGGATACGCATTGACTGTCCCCCGGCTCAACTCGGTAATTGTCTTCCACAGAATCAGCAGTTGAGACTTCCAAGATCACACCTGCTGCTAGGCAGACTAGCTGATGAGGAAGTAATGGTGGGTTGTGCCATGTATCCCCGACGTTAAGGATCTTCTCATGGCGGCTGGCGTCTTTGGTGTCTATGTAGATAACCTTAAATAGACCGCCTTGGACTAGCCAAGTCTCTTCTTTCTCGGCGTGGAAGTGCATAGAAAACTTAGCGCCTTTCTTAAAGGTCATCAGCTTTCCACAGTATTTATCGTTGGTCGCCCAAATAAACTCAGATCCCCAACCTTTATCAACTATTCCCTTGAGTCGCATTGATAATCCTTGTAGATGAATATCCGTCTAGGAACGGGATGATAACTATCCGTTTAACCAAGGTGAACCCAAGAACCTGTTCAGGTCTGTAATCGCCACCTTTTGTAATGATGTGAGGCTTTAATCTGTGGATTAACTGCAAGGGTGTTGGCTCATCAAAGATGATTACCTCATCTACCCAGCGAAGCGCCAGCAGCACAGCCATACGGTCATCTTGATTATTAATAGGTCTGCCGGGCTTTAGTTTCTGAACAGAAGCATCAGAGTTAAGACCCACAATGAGCCTTTTCCCCAATGCTTTGGATGCCTTCAAATACTCAATATGCCCTCTGTGGAGCACATCAAAACACCCATTGGTAAAGACAATCACACGCCCATCTCTTTTCGTATCTTGGTAGCAGAGATAGCATGGGTAGCGTCATCAAAAGATTCCTGCTCAATCTTGTATCCAACATCGCGCCCGTAGGTAATGTTGACAATGTTAGGAACCAGTTGAACCTCGTACTGACCTTGATACAGAGGGTCTAGATCACGGCTAATGAACTCTTTGACCTGATTGGCAGCAAATGGGTTAGAACCGTTCCAGCCCTGACAGTCTCTGATCTGGATCACTACCTGACCAGTCTTAGCCAATGCTCTCTCAAACAGCTTGCGGTGGCCTGCATGCCATGGTTGCCATCTTCCAAGCATTTGGACTGTTTCTTTCTGCCAGTCAAACACAGGACGACGGCGGTCATCTAGGATATGCGCTGCAATGAACTCACCCCACTTCTCAGACTTCTGTTCAGTAATCCTGAAGTCATATTCCTTCGGAGGAATAAATACCTTGTTGGTATCTTCAAAACGACCTTGGTCAATCGTGTCAACCCAGATAGTCCAATCAGCCTTAAAGTTGTTACGCATCTCAACCAGAGGGGCAACAAAGTCGCAGATCACATAGTCCACATCGTAGCTGTCAGCAAGCTCACGCATCCGTAGGCTTTGGCGAATACGGCCTTCGTGGGAAAAGTCCCAGTCGTTGTACTTTTTACGCACATCATCAGCGTTAAGCCACATAACCGTCTTGCGTTCGTTTTGCAAGTGGTCAAGGATTTGCTGGGCTAAAGTGGTCTTACCTGCACCGGGCAGACCCATTACTAAGATTCGTTTCATTCTTTCACCGCCTTCATTTTGATTAAAGTATGGAGTGCTACGTTGTTAGCCTCCCTCATTAAACGCCTGAACATCTGGTTCTCATCATGCGTCAATGTGCCGTTCTCGGTCTTCTGCTTCATCATGTCTAGCAGGCCGTGATAGAAAGGGTCGTATTCAAAGTCAAAGGACTCTACGTCAAAGTCAATCCCAAACTTGAGCGACATGCCAGAATTGGAGCCATACACTTCACGGTGCTCTTCACAATGCTTCTTGGAGAACATGTGCATCCCGCTGACCGTGATAGGCCGCTTATGGGTGGGATCGCCGTAGAAGTTATCGTGAAAGTGGTGGGGGACTACGATGTCCAGCAGAGCACCATGTTTACAAACACGGTATAGCTCTTTCATTAGGGGGATGAAACCCTCCCCGATGTGCTCTAGGATATGGTGAGCACGGATCTCATCGACAGAGTTATCTTCTAGGGGTAGTCTGTCATTCTCAATGTTACAGAGAAAGTCAGGTTCAACCAACGGGTCGTCATCAATATTGAGAAACCCGTCGATACGCTTGTAACCGCTGCCTAGATTGATTTTCATGTGTGCTCCTTGTACTACATGATACAGGCATCATGCTACCAGTTACAACAACAATGATAAAAAAGTGTTGGCTGTGCTATCAAAGCAACAACCAA